GCCCTTGATCTAAACAATACCCATTTCCGTGGCCAAGATTTTTTATATTTTCCGGGGTGCAAAGGTCGGTTTTGTTTGCCCATCCAACAAAGTCCACTTCGGTTCCATCCAGAATTGCCAGCACATAGGTATCCACATCTGGATTATTTTTTAGGGTGGCCAAAAGCCGTCCGTTTTTGTGCCTAGTGGTCTTGATGTCTATTTTTCTGCCATTGCAAATGCAATCCGCCCCTCCGCTCTTGTTCCAAGGAACTAGGTCCGGAAAGATATTTTTCCACTTGCAAAAAGCATATTCCCCAATCATTCCATCAATGTCGGCCTCAAGGCCAGATTGAGTTCCCATCTTTGCATCCTTTACACCCGCCGCCCTCGAAACAAGGCTTCTCATGCCTCCCAGAGTTTTGAGCATGAGAAGCTCTTGATCCGAAAGGATTATCTTCACTTAATAAACTTTCCAGTTTCTAGGTTTGTCCTTTGGTGCCTTCTTGGATCGCACTTGCTTGCGATAAACTTTTTCCTTATCGCATGACGAATTGTTGAATGATCGCACCCCCAGGCTGATGCAATTTGTAGTGGGGTCATTCCGGCTTCCCATTGCTCCTTCCATATTTTCCACCTTTGGCTGACTACTGGATAAGAGCGATTTCCTCTTGCTCTAAACTTTCCGTTCGTCGGCCTCAACTCTTGAGGGACCATAATTTTTAACTTCTCAATTTCATTTGCCTTCATTTGGTAGTCCATCATTGAGGCAGTCGCTTGAGTCATCTTAACGCTCAAGTGAGCAATCGTTCCCTCCATTGTCTCAATCTTTTCTTCAAGCATTTTGATCCGATGGATTGCGGCTGGAAGGGCTAGGTCAGCTGTTAAGCGAAAGTTGCTCATGGGCATCCCGCTTCCACCCAAGCCTCACGACTCTTAAATTTCATAACCTTCCAAGTCGGAAGGCTTTCGCATTGGCTGACTATTCTTTTCATTGGTTGTTGGTTTCCTTTTGGCTTGTTTTGTTGGCTTCTTCTCTGACAATTTCTGGCGCAAGCTTGCCAGTCCTTTACCGGGGCTTTGCCTCCTACCTTCCATCCGTTAGACTCATAATAATCAAAGGCTGAATCTGCATCTTTAGAGTCCCAAAGAATCTCTTTTGCATAAGAAAGCCAGTCAGTGCGACTCGGCCTTTTCCTCTCACTCTCTAGTCTCTGGACTCTAGACTCTGGACTCTGCCCCGTTTCATTTGCGTTTCTTTGGCGTTTCATTTGCGTTTCACTTGCGTTTCTAAAGCGCAAAAGCCTCTCCCTAGCAGACTTACGCCCTCCTTCTTCTCGGATCATCTTTCGGGAATATATTGAGCCTTTATTGTCTTTTGAGAAAACCCCTGCGGATTCTAGCTGGCCCAATAGCTCCTCAACTTTTTCCGTGCTTACCCCGGAAATCCTTGCCAATTGCTCATTAGTTGCTGGCTTGCCGCCAATTAATAAATACCCGTGGCTTTCGCTCTTGGCCATGATGGAAATTAAATCTATCCAAAGCCCTCTGGCATCCAGCGGGCAACACCTCAAGGCTTCATCAGAAAGCCAATCTGACGGGTAAAACTTTAGCCAAGGCAACTTCACTTTTTCTTGGCCTCAATGTCTCTCTTCTGATATTTCTTCGCTCTTTCCAATAGCTCTTTGGTAATAGTATGTGAATAGTCTAGATGGCTTACAATATCCTTAAAGTTTTCCCTCTTTGCATGGTCGAAGTCCTTAAATAATTCCTTCAACCTTTTTGATACTACCCGATGAAACTCCTCCACAATCATTAGTCTTTTTACGCTCATTTAGATTTTCTCCTTTTGTCTTTTGCTAAATCCCAAAATATGCCGATCAAAAATATGGCCGTGAGAAATATCGCTAATAAGCCTATGCTTAAAATGAACCCCTCCCACAAAAGCTTCCCGATGTATGAAAGGAAACTTACCATTTGGGTGCCTTCGGCCAGGATGCCCACATAACCACATTTGGATTTGTTTCCCAAGTTCGAGCCACAAATACGCCAGATATATAACGCCCAGCCAAAACTTCCTCGCCAGTGTCGATAAGAACTTGCTCATCGTTTTGAGGTATCTCCTTTCTGTTTTTCCAAACCAGCATTGACCACTTTGTGATTGGAATATCAACATCAATAGCGGACATTTTGAAGCCTCCTAATCGCTAGGACTACATCATTCAATATGTCCTTGATGATTTGATCTTCGGTCGAGTCGGCAATCTGTTGCACCAATTCAGCGCAACGATTCCTTTCAACCTCGGCCACTTTTCCAAAGTTTTCCCGCAAGATGTTGGGGATTTCCCCCAACACTTGCGAGCCGATGGATTCGGTTGCGTTAGAAAGGAATTTGGTCATCTGGATTTTCCTTTGTTACCGCATCTGCCTCCAAAAGAATTTCTCGGATGATTTCATTTCGATCCAAGTCTTTCTTGTAAGGATTTCCATCGGGTCCGGGTTTCAACTCTTGCTTGGCCAGCCAATCCAAGTAGTCCAAACCCTTGTCTCCGTATGCCGCAATCTGGCGAATCGTTGACCCTTTATATTTCCCAAAGTTTAAAACCATGTCCCGAACCTCGGAAACTTTGGGCTTTGTGATCTTTGCCACCAACTTCTCGGCAAATTTCTCTGGAGCCTTGATTGGCTCTTCGTATTTTTCCGTATTTATATCCTCGAAGCCTCCGTGGGGAACCTCCTCCGCTGGAGTTGTCGAAAGATTGCGGTCGATAAGAACTACGATGTGAGCAAAGGCAGACCGACATGCCCGACTGATTGCTCTAGTCTGGCACATGGCCCTCCGAGCATATTCCGGGCGGCTGGCCCAAGTCTTTTCATCATCTCCAACAAACCCCTCGGCTTCGGAAATAACTTGTCCATTTTCCATCTTTCTTACTTGTCCAATGCACCGAAAGCCCCCCTCCACCTTCTCGACTCCCTTTGCTGATGCCACACATCCGTGGGCAACTGCAATGGCTTGCCAGCCCTCAACCTTCACGTAATCACGATTCCCTATGCGCTGGGCGGTTGCTTTTACTATTTCTCGGCAAGCCCCCGCAACATCGGTGCTTTGTCGAGCCAAGATTGCTACTTGGTTATTTATTGTTGCTAGTTGGTTTTCACTCATTGGTTCTCCTTTATTGTAGCCCCTCGGCTATTCTTTTGTTTTGCCTAGCGATCTCCTTGTGGAAATCTTCTGGCGTTTTGGCGAAAATAAGATTTCCTGTCATCTTAATTTTCTCTCCAAAGTTTTTCTTTACCCACCAATCATCTGCCTTGGATTGCATGACCCGCTCGTCAGATTCTGCTTTTTCCCATGAATCCGCCTGGATGGAGTTATGCTTGTCGTCATAAAATGCACTCATTTTATTCTCCTAATTGTTTGCTCGCTATAAACATTGTCGCCTAAAGACTCTCGATCTTCCCGACTTCCCCTAACTGGAAGGTTCAAGCATCGGAAATCTTTTTTCTCATCATGTTCAGTATCTGGAATTGGTCCATCCACCCTTGTGACCCATTGCTCTATGGTTTCACCCTCTAGGCGTGGAGGATATTTTCCCAAATGGCTTTCTTCGCTCATTATTTTTCCTCGGCAATCATCCAATCAACATTATTGCGAGTAATGTCTTTGACGAATGCCATAGCGTTTCTTTTGCTTGGGAATGTGAAGATTTCATTTTTTTGAAACCCCCTGGGCGGATTCTCCGTCCTAGTGGCAACTAGCCAATTTGTGGGTTTCTTTGCTTTTGTTTTTTTCATTGGTTTTCCTTTTGGGTTATCTGCTCAAGAAGTCCTCTGAAAGCTTGCGACCCACCCCTTCCGATTGTTTGAATGATTGGCCTCAACCATTCTCCAGTAATTTTATGGGATGGAACACGAAAAACCAAAATTCCTCGGCTTGCGGCATCATTATATTTTTCCATGTCTTTAAGAAATCCGGCTCCCCTTGTATGCCTTCCGCCGATGAAGATTCCTCCCTCAAGCTCAATGGCTACCCAAGCCTTGCTAAAATAATCAAACCTCCATCTTCTAGTCGGATTGAATTTGTATTCTTTCTCCAGCGTAGGTCCTCCAAGGCTTTTCCAGATTAGTTCGAAGCGAGTGGACGGCTTCATTAATTTCGACCAGCCCAGGGGTTTTGGATTTTCATTGGCTCTGGTTTATTGCCCTCGGCAATCATCTTGTCCATCCTTCGCAAATCATCAGCCAAGGCCAAGTAAAACTTCTTCCGCTCTAGCTCTTGCCGATCCAAGTGCCTTGCAAATGAGTAGGCCAAGCGAACTACAAAAAGAACTAGAAAGCAGACCAGAAAGAAAATCATGACCGAATCCTCATTTTCTGCCATTCCGGGGAGTAATAGTTTGGGTTTTGAACCCAAGGATATTTTGCGTCTTTCTTCATTACAAATCCCTCGAAGATTGTCTCGCCAGCCTTGTTGTTTTGGAACTCCATTTCATCCCAGCAAGCCCGAAGCCTTGAGTGAGGTAAGTTCGGCATCCGAAGCAAAGCATCAGAGCGTGGCTTAAAAGATGCTACTTCCAAATGCTCAAAAAGCTTTCTCCGCTCTGAATAAGGAATGGGTTCGCAAGCATCAATAACAATAAAGCTCCCAGCCCCAGCCTTTGTCCTCTGGCCTAGCCACTCTCCATCAATCCAGCGAGACTTAATCCTTGCGTTGCGAATCCTGCGCAAGACCTGAATCTCAAGAGAGGATCGTTGGCCCTTTCTATTCCAAACCTCGTTCCGCTCTTGGTCTATTAGAATCCTCCAACCATTAAATTTCGGCTCAATAAAAAAACTTGAGTAACAAGAGTTCCAGGCGGGAGCATCACAAGAGGCTGGCCGAGCGGGGAAGGATTTCATGGATAATAAGTAGGTGAATTAGTTTAAGTTGTCCACTTCTTTTTAGTCCATCGTATTGTGATCTCGATATGGAATACCAAACCCTATGGTTTCCACATTGAAATCGTCAGCCTCAAACCATCCTCGCTCTAGCTCGTATTCTTTGGTGTGAATTTTGAGTGCCGCCCGAAGGGTTTTTAGGGCTTCCGTCCGAGTGCTTCCGTATCCCTCAAAATAAAAGTTCGGGGACTCATAAGATGCTTTGAAGAATTTCATTTTAGGATTAACTCCAGCCCGATGTTGCTAACAATTTCGATTCCAATCATTCCAGCCGTTAGGCCAATCACAAGTCCAATGCATATTCCAATAATTAAAGTTTCTGTATTTTTTGTCATAGAATCTCCTTTACTTTTTTCGCAAATTCAATTGGGTCCTGAATTTCAAATGATGGGTTCTCCTTGTTCTCGAAGCATTGAATGACCGCTCCCATTCGGCAAACCGCAACCGGAAGGTCATTGTAAACCTCGTCCCAATCATTGATTCCATCCGTCCAGACTAGGCGGAATCCCATCACGCTTGGCTCAATCCAAACCAATCCTTCCCTATGCTCAAACCTTAAGATTTGCTTGGTCATTTTATTTGCTCCCGAAGGCATCAAAGTAAGCCCTTGCCACTTCCTCGCCAGCATACCAAGCAAGAGCGTTCGGCACTTGGGTTTCGTCCGTATTGCCAGCCAATCCCTCTACGATTTCTGTTTCGCTTGGCTTGCTATGTCTAAAGCATCCGAACCCCTGTATCATTTCAACCAAGCCCATGCCAAAATTCCTAGCATGTTCCGAAGCCATTTCGAGAATCTCTTTTCTGTTTCTTTTGGCAAAGGATAAGGTCTCGGAATAATAGATGAAGCCGTGAAAGCCTCCATCAATCCCTCCTCGGCAAATATCGGGAGCGGATTCCTTGAATGATTTCCATCCGCCCATTTGCTGAACCACCGCCCGGACGAGCGATTCTGGGATGTTTGTTGATTTGACCAATCCATCAAGGGTTGGCTTTTGAGTTGTTGTTTTCATTGGTTTAGTTTCCTTTCTTTTTTGGGGTTAGATTCCGATCAAGGCGTTAATCTGTTCTCTTAAATTCCGAAGCTTCTTAACAATCAAAACAGCCTCTCTTGGAGTGGCTTCTTTAAACAAATCAATGTTTGAAGCTTCTCCAAGCGCAAGTTGAGCCGCAAAAAGCGACTTGGTCAATTCTGCGATTTTGTTTTCTGATGTTGTTTGCATTTGTTTAGTTTCCTTTCTTTATTTTGCGTCTTCTTCGTATCCTTCGTATTTCATCCATTCAAAAAGTCGGACTTCCAATTCGGCCAGATTATCCGAAAGCCATCCATCGTTTGAGATGTGGAGCATATATCTTCCCTCCTCGTGGCCTTCGCCTAAATCAACTATATGAATGTTTCCGTTAATATCGTTCGGATGGCTTAATCCTCCGTAAACTATTGCGTTAATTGTTTCCCCATCCTCGGTGAAAGTATGGGCTTGCTTGGTGTATTGGTTGCTCATGGGGTAAATCTTGCATATTTCTTCAGGTTATCAAGCCTTTTTTGATTATTTCTTTAGGAAGAATTGCCCTTAAATCGGGCTGTTTTTAATCAAAAAAAGCTCTCAAAATGCAACATATTACATGTCAATAAGTTGCGACTCACCAAAATCGCACTAGGATGCCAGTAGATTGGCGTTCTTTTTTTGCCCTTATGATGATGCCAACCCGAAATTACTTAAAATGCGATTTCGCACAAAAATCGCTTGGCACCTAAATTCTATTGGATAGGCGAGGGCTTTTTAACCAAACGGTAGTGATCAATTGGCATCAATCGGCGGCCACTTGAATCTGCAACTCTAAATTGTTTTCTTTCTAGGATTCCTTTTTGAACCATTTCCAAAAGCATCTTTGAGCGTGAGCCACTACCCAAAGATTTTAACCCCATAGCTCCCAATGTTTCAGTAACTCTTTTCCACCCCGGAGGAACGACCTCGGCTTGCATTGAAATGTAACTTTCCAATGCAGACGCCCACTCTCCTTTAATTGGTTTTGACCAGCGTCGGTCTTTCATAAGCTAGTAGGATTTGATTGAGGTCGGCAAAGTAAACTTTCCATTTCTTCGCTTTGCCTGGAATACATCGTGGCATTTTTCGGTCAAGTGAATAATTCCAAAAGCCCATCCATTTTGCCAACGAAGTCTCCGCATGTGGGAGCGATTGTAGGTCGGGCCAAGCTCTGAAAGGCACCCAATGTTCCAAGCTTCCCGAAGATCGTGAGATACGCTTCTAAAGTAATCAATGGCGTGAGTATGGCCGAACAAAACATTTCCGTAAGCATCGGAGTGCTGTTTAGCACTATGCATGGCGTGGCCGTATCCATGAACAAATGAAAGACTGCCGCAAGTATAAACTCCGTGGATTGAATCATACGGAAGCATCTTTCCACGAGTCTCCTTCATTATGCTTTCGACACTGGCAATTCCGTCGTTGGCGTAATCCCTGGCGACCCCGGAAGTCGCACTCTCGGACAAGTCCCAAAGTCTCTCGTCGTGATTTCCTCGAAGAAAAATTCTTTCTTCTCCAAACGCAAAAAATTCTCTAATAAATTCCTCCCCGCAGTCCCAATCTTCTTGAAGGCTGGCCGACTGCTCTTCGGCTCCAGCACCCCGGCGTATGGCCTTAAAGTCCCACAAATCACCAAGGCAAACAACCAAGTCTGGCTTATAATCTTTACAAAATTCGAACAAAGCCTTTACGCTTTTTGGACATTGCTCTGACCCGTGAACATCCCCAGCCGCAACAAATTTAATCGTTTTCACTTCTTGGGTTTTTGTCTCCAGTTAGAGAAGTGTAAATTAACTGACAACACTCTCTAGCCTTTGGGTTCGTCAATTCCAAGTCGGTCATTCCTTCTTGAGATAAAGCACAAATCACCTTCATAGATTGCCGGAGGCTCATTAGGTAAGTTATTTGGTCCACGGCCTCATTAATGCTTTCTTCGACCATTCTCATTGCTGGCATTTCCCACAAGTTTGTTTTATATGCTTCGACCCCAGCCGAGTATTTTCTCTGCAATGCCTCGCAAGTCGCCGCCTGGATTTGCGTTAAGTGGTGTTCGTGCTTCTTATTAAAAAACTTTTTTGCTGGCACATTCTTTGTGGATGTCATCCTTTAACGGCTAGACCAAGGACGCTTGCTGACGAGTGATTTGTTTGATTTCTTCACATCTTGTTTTTGCGGAGAAACTAATTCTCTCCATCCAGAAATTGTTCCGTCCTCTAGGTGCGGAGTTTCCCACTCAAGATGCCGGAGGTTATATTTTTCTGCTATTTTTTGGCAAATAGCATAGGTCTTGTCGTCATCCCAAGAAGCAACAAAGTCTCCAGTTGGAGTGCGAGCCAGAGGAACAAAATCTACCGCATGGCCTCCGATGTGAAGACTCTGGGCTGGAATGCCTCTGGCGTTTGTGACCTTCGCACCTAATTTTGTTCGGCTCTGGGCGTATAGCTCTTCCTGTTCTTCGGGGGTTCTTACCGAACAATAAATCAAGGCCGGAATCTTTTTGTCCAGCAACTCCGAATACCACTTGGCTACTCTTGCTCCAAAACTAGCCTCTAATCGCTCTATATGCCCCCTAGAACGCTCTGCCGCCTCTTTAAGGGTCATTGCCCTTCCGTCCTCGATCTATATCGTTCTGCTTCTTCCAGGCTTCGAGATAACGCTTTGAGCGTTTGCCCATACAACTCCCGGTATTCGTCTTTTGTGGCATGGGTTCTATCGAGCTTGTCCCACCTTTGGATGAAGTCCGAGATCGAGTCTTGGTGTGGCGTTTGCCCAATGTCGTAAGGCCGAGTGGTTACGCACCCGGCAAGTAGGCTAACGGCGATGAATCCAAGAGTCCACCTCCGCATCACGGAGAGAACGCCGATAGGCAATTTGTTCATCGTCTCTTTCCCTTCGGGTCTTGGCTCTGTTTTTAATCCACCACCCGCCAATACCAACCAATCCCGCTATCACGGCGAGGATTGAAGTAATCATTTAGTCGATGTGAAGTCCGAGGGTTTTAAGAACCGAAACCACTTTTTCCAGAATCGAATCATCAGCCGGGGTGGGAGTCAGCTTCACAATAATTCGAGCCAGAACTACGACTGCACCCACAACCGCCATAATGTTTGCAAAGTTTTGAGTAAGCCAGTTCATAGCCTTTTGATTATGTCAAAGAATCAAATCTCTCCTTGGCTTGCTTAAAGTCAGACCATACTCCACAAGAAGGGGCAAATGGTTCAAGTCTTTTTCTAAAATCAGAACCAACCTTACTCCATTCACGGCGTTGCATCTTTGCCGCTGACGATGCATCTTTAATTTCCGTAAAAACAAATTCCTTTCTAAATATCATTTCCCAAGACCGAGTATAAGAAAACTCCATAAATGTAGGCCGAGCAACCATCTTTTCACCATCAAAAGAAAACACATTACAAGTTAAATCGTATGGGCTTGTTCCACAATGAAACTTTTTTCCATCTATAATCATCGTTTTTGCACCACCTATAAATTTCCACGATGCGTATGGCTCTGGGGTGTCTGTTGGAAAATAAAAGTCGATGTCGTTGTAATCTTGCCCCCTAATAAGATAATCCCTAACAAACCCACCGCAAAACAAACCACCATCTTTAATTATTTTAAGAAGCTGTTCTTTCACTTTCTATTGTAATGGCAACGGATGTATTGTTGTAAGTTGGTGACGGAGCATTGTCGTAAATATGAAAAGAATACTGATGATTGTTAATTGTAATTGTTGCTGAAATAAATGAAGATTTAGGTGCAAAAAAATTAGCCCATTCAAGATATTGATAATATCCACCCTCTCTAAAATAAAGAATTTGCGGGTAATATAATCCGTTTCTATGAACCACCCCTACATTTCCAAACAGCCACAAATGAATATAATCTTGAAAGAAAAATGGGCCGGGGTCACCAGATGCACTTGGAATTGTTATTGAAAAAGTTCCAGACCTTCCATTTGATTCTATATTCGGCCAACAAGAAACATCCGACATTGTATTAAAATTTCCATCGGGCGTTAGAATTGTATTTGTTGAGCCAGTAACATAAGTTCCCGTGTCTGGTTGCGTTGTGTTCCAAGTTTCAACAATTCTAAAAGACTTTGCTTTCCAGTAGAGGGTCATCGCATCTTCAAGAGTCATTCCAACAGGATAGCCAGTTCCATCACCAATATCTGCTTCGCCCTCATAAATACAAAAGGGGAAGTATTTAGAAAACAAAAACGCCATAGGATTTCAGCCCTTCG